ATATCACTACATCATCTGATGCTGAGAATGTTAATCTCAGAACTTTGTTGGATGCAGCAGGTTTTGATAATGATGTACCAACAATTATTACCTATAGGTTAAACTCTGGTGTTACTGTAACATCTGCTGCTTCTACAGGAACAGCAACTCCTGCATGGCAGACAGGCACTATTGGAAGTATACATACAGTACTAATTTATATTAGCGGTGCTGTTAAAGGTTATGGTGGTGCTGGTGGTCAACGTGGTACTGGTAGTTCACAACAATCATCAGCTAATGGTAGTAATGGTAGTACAGGTGGAACTGCTATGTCATTTGCTTGTAATTCTACTCTTGTTGTAAACTCTGGTGGCTCTGTCCTTGCAGGAGGCGGTGGAGGAGGCGGTGGTGGTGGTGCTTACTCTGAAAGTGGTGATGATGCCACTGATGCTCAAGGTGGTGATGGTGGTTTAGGTGCTGGCACTGATGCTGCTGGAAGTGGAGGAACAGGTGAAGATAATACTGATTCTGGTGGACGGGCTAAAGCTGGTAATGGTGGTGATGGTGGAGCGCATGGAGCCGCAGGTAGTAATGGTTCAGCAGCAACAATAGGTAATATTACTCAAGGAACTGGTGGTACTGGTGGTGCAGGTGGATATGCAGTTGCAAAGAACTCTAATACAGTAAGTGTTACAAATAATGGTACAATTACAGGTACACAAGGATAATTAAAATGTTATGGATATTATATCAGGAGATGTTAAATGGCAAGTACATACACAACTAATTTAAGGCTGACTAAGCAGGGTGATGGAGACAACCCTAATAGTTGGGGTCAGATTCTAAATGATGGTGTCATTAGTCTTGCTGATGAAGCAATAGCAGGTTATACTACTGTATCTATTGGTAGTGCTGCAACAGTAAACTTAACAGCCAACGATGGTGCTGATGATCAAGCACGATCTGCTTTCTTAGAAATTAAAGGATCAATAGGAACAGTAGCAACTTCAATCTTTCTTGTTGTACCTAGCAACACTAAATCATATTCTATATTAAATAAAGTATCTGCTAATGCTGATAGCAATGTAGTCATGATGCGAGTAGCAGGTAATACTGGTGTTACTTTAGGAAGGTCTTCTACTACATTTCAACATGTAGTCTGTGATGGAACTTCACTAAGAAGTGCTAACCTTTTACCTAATAATGTTTGTATAGCTGATAACTTATTTGTAGGTAATAATGCTCAAATAGCAGGTACTGTAACAGTGGCAGGAGCAGGTACTTTTAAAGCTGCTGTATCTGTAGAAGGTACTGCTAAGTTTAATTCTACAGTTACTGTATCAGGAGCAGCTAATTTTAAAAGCACTGTGACAGTAGAAGGCGCACAAGTTAATAAAAGTACAATACTTCTTGAAGGAGCCGTATCACTTGATGACGCACCTGTACATCAAACAATAACAACGATTGCAGATGCAGCAAGTATTGTAATGAATATGGCAACTAACAATCAATTCTTAGTAACTCTAGGTGGTAATAGAACATTAGCAGCCCCTACTAATTTAACAGTAGGACAGACAGGACATATCTATTGTATTCAAAATAAGCTATAATTCTGTATTTCAATTTGCAGGAGGTTCTGATCCAGTTGCAACACCTGCAGGAGGAGCAGTAAACTTATTAGTATTCTCTGTAAGAGCTACTGATAAAGTTGATGCAGTGATGGTAAACGATCTTAAATAGGTAAGTATTAATGACTACGCTATCTAAAATTAAACTGAAGCAAGGTCTTCATAGAGAGTCTACTCAATATGAAGAAGAAGGTAAATGGTATGATGGAAACCATGTGCGCTTTCGTTCAGGTAAACCTGAGAATATGCGTGGATATGAGACTAAAGTAAGTACTGCATTTGATGGTAGTGCTAGAGACTTACTTACATATCAAAGTGCTAATAATAAAAAGAGGGCTGTTTTTGGAACACCCGATAAATTATATGAACATGATGGTGATAGAATTGTAGATATTACTCCTCTAGTAACAGCAGTTACTTTAGCTAATCCTTTTAATACTTCTGTTGGTAGTTCTATAGTAACATGTTCAGATGGTTCACATAACCAAAAAGCAGGTAACTATGTATTAATTAACACAACAGTTTCTGCTACTATAGGCGGTAATCTATTTCTTAATAATAATGTATATCAAATTACATCTGTTATTAATACTAATGTTTTTACTATTAATGCTAGTTCAGCAGCAGCGGCTACATCCGCAGCAACAGGTGGTTCTGTTGTATTTAGTTATTTATTACCTACGGGTAACTCTATTGCTACAGGTGGTCTAGGCTACGGTGCTGCTGCATTCCAAGCTACTGTCTGTGCTTCTCAAACAAGAGCATGGAACGAAGCAGCCAGTGCAGATGCCAGTGATATTGTTTTTGATATATCTCAATGGAGCCTTGACAACTGGGGAGATGATGTTGTAGCTAACAGAAGTGGTGGTAATATATATTATTTTGAAAGTGATGCTTCTACTGTGCCTATAAGAGCTACATCTGTAACATCTTCTCCTGTTAGTGTTAATTCAATTGTTGTATCACCCAATGATAGACATTTGATTTGTTTAGGAGCTAATTCTTATAATGCTACATCTACTGTAAATGGTCCTTTTGATCCTATGTTAGTACGTTGGTCTGATCAAGATGATCGTACTAATTGGGTTCCTTCTCTTACTACTACATCTGGTGAAGTAGTTTTAACTGATGGTACTAAAATTATAGGTGGTCTTCGTTCAAGGAATGCTATTCATATTTGGACTGATAATGCTATGTGGACAATGCAGTTTGTTGGGCCACCATTTACTTTTAGATTTACACCTGCTGGTACTAACTGTGGAATGATAGCACAACATGCAGCAGTAGACTATAATGGTATTTCATATTGGATGGGATATGATAACTTTTATAAGTATGATGGTCAAGTAAGAGTTCTTGATTGCACAGTACGTAGGTTTATATTTGATAGATTAGCTACTAAATATAAAGCTAAAGTTTATACAGGTGTTAATTCAGAGTTTAAAGAAATTATTTGGCTTTATGCTTCTGATGAATCAAATGTAACAGAGTGTGATAGCTATGTAATATTTTCTCCTGAGAATAATTATTGGACTTATGGTACAGGAGTCTTTACAACCTTTGCAGATAAAGAAGTATTTGGTAATACAATTACTACAGGTGTCTCTATTAATGCTGATGGTTCTTCTACTGGTAATAATAAATTATTTAATAATGAACCTGCAGATTACTATACAGAAAATAATAGAACAATAACTTCTTTTATAGAGTCTGCTGACTTTGATATAGAAGATGGTAATCAAGTATTATTTATGAATAGATTAATACCTGACTTTGATTTAAATACAGGTAAGTTAAAAGTAAAAATTATTACTAAAAAATATCCAGAGAGTAATGAAGAGATAACTAAGGAGTTTGATATAACTCAACAAACAGATAAAATTAATTTTAGAGCAAGAGGAAGGCAAGCAAAAATTAGGGTATCTTGTAGTTCGCAGGGAGCAAGCTGGCAGTGGGGATCAGTCAGACTAGGCTTTCAAGGTGATGGACAAAGATAATGGCAAGATACCCGACATTTCCTACAAGATTTATTGATACAAGTGATGAAGAGTTAAGAGAGTTATATACAACTTTAGAAACATGGTCTGGTCTTTTAACAAGTGAGTTAGAAACTAGAGATGTAGATGTAGATGCTGCACCAGCTACTAATATTTATACAGTGGTTACAGTAACAAGTATAGGAAGACCTCGTAAAGGAGACATAGCATATTCAGCAAGTAGTGGTAAGTATAAAGGATATGTTAGTACTGCAACATCAACTGAATGGCAGAATTTAAACTAATGAAAAAAATGTCACCAGAAGAATATCATAATTTAATTAATAACAGTACCTATGTTAGTAATCTTAATCAAGGTAATGTTATTGATCATAGTAGATACTTACTAACACAAAAGATGGAAACATTTAAAAAGTTAAAGCCTACTGAAGACTCTAACTTTATGGCAGATCAAACACAAATGCAATCTAATTATGGAAGAGTAAAGTAATGTCAGTACCTAATATGGAACAAATAAAAAATGTTATGCAAAGTTCTACATTAAGGGACGATGCTAGATTAATGCAACCACCTCCGGGTGCTGGTGGGCCTCCTATGCCACCTAGTGGGCCTCCTATGCCACCTAGTGGGCCTCCTATGCCACCTCAAGGTGCTGGTATGCCTCCTATGATGCCACCGGGTGCTGGTGGGCCTCCTATGATGCCACCTCAAGATACTGGTATGCCACCTATGCCTATGCCACCTCCTAAAGAAACACTTAATACATTTTTAACTAAGCCTAAAGAAAACGGCAAATCATTACAAGAAGAAGCTATAATAGATTTAGCAGGTAGAGCAGGACTTAGTACATCAAAAGGTTTACCAATGGATGCTTTGATGCCTTCTCTTCAAACCCCTGTTACTGCAGAAACTGGTGGTGGTTTAATGAATCTTATGATGCGTGATTTATTTTCTGGTCAAGTACCGGGAAGAGGGCATGGTATGCAAGATAATGTTTACATGCCAATAGTAGAAAGACAAGCAGGAAGTCAGGTAGGTACGCTTGCTGTTAGTCCAGATGAATATGTAGTAGATGCTCATACTATGTCAGCACTTGGTAATGGAAGTGCAGATGCAGGAGCAGATGTTATGGATCAAGTAGTAAAGAATGTGCGACAAAGAGCATATGGAACAACACAGCAACCAGAACAAATTAATGGATTGGCTGCACTAAGACCAATGATGGAAAGGGTATAGTCATGGGATTAAATTTTGGAGATAAGCCAACCACCACTACAGGGAGTAGTTTGGGTCAATATCCTTCGTGGATGCGAGAGGATATGCTTGAAGCACAGGATGCTTATAAAAGGCTCTATGAATCTAATTTAGAAAGAGGTTACAGACCATATACAGGTATGACCACTGCTGGTTTTACACCTGAACAAATTGCTTCTCAACAAGGTTTAGCATCTTTAGTAGGAAGTCAAGCTCCTATACAACAAGAAGCTTTAGGTTTAACTAGAGGACTTTCTTCTGATTTTACTGCTGACCAAGCTCAAAAGTATATGTCTCCTTATCTTAGAGCTTCTCTTGATGCTCAGAAGGCAGCAGCCCAACGTCAATTTGAGGGTACTAGACTTCCTGAATTTGAAGCACAGGCTGTAGCTGCAGGTGGTATGAGTGGTCTAGGGTCTAGGGCTGGTGTTCAAGCTGCTGAGTTACAGGCAGGACAGAATAGATTGATGGCAGACTTGGAAGCCACAGGTCAGCAAAAAGCTTATGAAGATGCTCAGAACTTATTTAAGTCTCAGAAAGAAAGAGAAAGGCAAACTGCCCTTGCATTGCAAAATTTAAATAAAGAAATATTTAGTGGTGGTCTTAAAGAGCAAGCTTTATTGGATGCTATAGGTACAGAAAAACAACAAATGGCTCAACAGATGTTGGATGAAGCCCAAACAAAATACTATGATAAAGAAGAGTTTGCACGAAATGAACTTAATAAATGGTATCAGTCTCTTCTAGGTAATCCAATATGGAAACAACCTAACTATCAAACAACAGGTCAACAATATGGTGGTGGGCCGGGTATGGGTAAAACTCTACTATCATTGGCTGGTATTGGTTTAGGACTTGGTGGTTTTAAATTACCAACATTTAAAGGTGGTGGTTCTATTGGTGGTGGTCTTGCCTCTACATCTCAAGCCCGTCCTTACATGAATTATATGCGTAGAAATATGGGTGGACAAGTTATGCCGCCTGTGGTATATAGGCAAGTAGGAGGAGGAGAACTTCTTGATGAAGATGCAGCATTTCAAACAGGTGCAAATAGACCAGTGTCAGATATTGTAGCAGCAAGAGAAGCTGTTGAAGCAGCAGGTATGGCAAGAGGTGTAGATACATTAGCACCTGATAGTGATGGTCCTGCTGTAGCACCACCAAGTATTTTAACAAAAGCTGATATAGCTGCTCCTGAAACTGCATTACCAACTCGTATTACAAGTCTTTATGATGTAAAAAAGTTTGCACTGGGAAATACACAACAAATAGCAAAAGATAAAGTAGCAGAGGCAACAGCAAATAGAAATGCTAGTGAAGAAGAAATAAAAGGTATTAGAAAATTAACAAAAGATTTTCAAAAAACACAGCAAGACAGATTTAATAAATATCAAGACATGGTTAAAAAACTTGTTGGTGATGATCCAAATGCAAATAGAAAGTTTTGGTTTACAGTTGCGGCAGCAATAGGTAAGCCGGGTGGTAATGCTTTTACTAATATGGCAGAAGGTTTTAAACAAGCTACTCTTAATGCAGATGCTGATAGAAAAGAAAAGAATAAAATGTTAATGACAGTTGCAAAAGATGAAATGGAGTTTATGAAAGATGTAGATAAACTAGGATTTAAGAGTGAAATAAAACTCTTGGGTCTTACTAAAGAACAGCAAAAAGAATTAGCAGGATTGGATGTTAATATACGAAAAGCAATTATAGCAGAACTAAAAGCAGGTGCAGAATATAACACAGCTAAAGCTAAACTTTTAAAAGAACAAAGAGGTAAAAGAACGTATAAGCCTTCTGAAACTAGAAACACATGGAAGGACATAGCTCAAAGCAAGGGCTATTTTGAATTTGGACCTGACGGTAATGTTATTAAAATAAATACAAATGTTTTTGGTGATAATGCTAAAGAAGTTAAGATTGCAGTTAATGCTATACTAGCAGAAGCTCAAAAAAGAGGAGATAAATCAGGAAGTCAACAGGTAGCTAGTAAGTATATAGCAGATACTTTTGCAGATCTACTAAGAGAGGGAGTAGGTGGATCAAGGAGAGGAAGAGGAGATGGAAATTTAGGTCCAATTACTATTATATCTTCAAAAACAAATGAGCCTATACCTGCTGGACATATAGAAAGATTAAAACAAAATCCAAGTAAAGCAGCAGATTTTGATGAAAAATATGGTTCTGGTATGGCAGCTAGTATTTTAAACCCGGAATAGTTTAATGGCAAATTTTTTTGACGATCCAGTTCCTGCTACTAAATCTAATTTTTTTGACGATGATAGTGCAACTGTATCTAATATTCCACAGATTAAAGATTTTCCAAAAAGTTTTTTAGAGTCTGCCTATGAAGATGTAAAAGAAGCTGGCTCTGATGTTGCAGATTTTTTTAAAGATGTATATTCATCTGCAATGAGTTCATATGAAAAGGCTGAAGAAGGAAGAAGAAAAGCTGAAGAGGGAGCAGGTAAAATATTTGGAAGTGCAACTGTAGAACTTGTTACAGCTTTGCCAGAATTAGTTTCAAATGTAACTAAAGTAGCTGCTCCTGATGTAGCAAAAGAAGTTGGAGAATCTTCTATTGGTCAAGCATACTCTAAAGTCTTAGACACTATTAATCCTAAATTAAGTAAAGAAGAAGATGTAGCAAAAACAATTCTTACTTTAATAACAGGTGTTGGAGGAGGTTTAAAAGCTGGTAAAGAACTTAGTGAGTTATTGGTTAAAAAGTTTGGTAAAGATAAATCTCAAAAAATATCTGTTGAATTAAATAAATTAGTTGATACTAAAGCTGCTGCTTCTATTCCAAAAGTTGTTGATACGGCTGCAGTAAAGACTGCAAAAATACTAGGGTCAACAGCAACAGCTTCTGCTGCTTCTATTCAACTTGAGATGCAACAAAGAAAAGAAGATGAACAACTCTTTGGTCCTCTTATGTTAGAGTTAAGTAATGCTATAGGTCCAGAAGCATCAAATTGGCTTAAAAATAATGCTGGTGTTGATCTTGTTTCTGTAGGCAGAGCATTAAAAATTAATCCAAATGACACTGAAGCAGAGAAAATAATAAAACAATATAAAGATGCAGCCGCTTTAGAAGGTATTGCTATTGGTGCTGGAACTTTAGTTGCTGGTCTTATTAAGAGTGGTATTAAACCTGCTATAAGAATAAAAGAAGTAGTAACTGATACAGTAGGTAAAGTAAATACTGGATTAGGAAGAAGACTTACAAGCAGGTCTTCCATGCCTCAAAAAATATATGAGGCTGAAGTTGAAAGAAATTTTATACCAAAAGCTATAGAGTTTGATACTAAAGTAGAATTAAAAAAATTAAAAAAACTTCAGAAAAAAGAAAAAGTATCTGATGAAATCTTTAATAAATACTTTAATACAGGAGTTGATGATGGTCTTGCTCCTGCTTTTAAAAAAGAAGTAGATAGCTTTAAAGATAAATTTAATAAAAATGAAGAAGATATTGCAGATGCTCTTGGTCTTCCACCCGAAAATAGATTGGGTGTAAGAAGTGCTGGTCAAGACTTTTATATTACCAGAAGCTTTGAAGCTACTACTGATGCAAAACTTAATAACAGTATTAGAAGAATACTACAAAATAAACCTACAGCTTGGGCAAAAATAACAGGTAAAAAACCAGATGCTGAACTTGAAGGTTTAATAGATAATGTAAGAAAAGAACTTAATAAGAATGGTATTACTGATATTGATAAGCAAAATTCTATTATGGTAAGAATGCTTGAAAATGTATCTCCAAGTAATAGTTCAACTATAAAAAATATTTTTGAAGGAACTACAGATAGTCTTCCTAAAACTATGCAAGCTCAAACAGCTAAAATTCTTAAAACAAGAAAAGATTTAACAAAACCTTTTCTTGAATTATTAGGTGAAGTAAAAAATCCCTATACAAATATACAAAATACTTTAATGAATCAAGAAAAACTTTTGTATGAAATTAAATTTTGGCAGGAAATTGAAGACATTGCAAAACAAACTATGGGTAAAGATATAGAGCTTGGTGGTCTAGCTTCTTTTTTACCTAGAAGATTAGAAAGTTTTGGTAAAGATACAGGTGTTAGAACTCAATCTTTAGCTTCTCTAATTGAAAAGAGTTTGGGTAAGTTTGGAGGAAATAAAATAAAGATTGGACAAGATATTTTTGTAAGTGAATATTTTGGTAAGATGTTATCAGATGGTTTAAACTTTTATAGTCCAGTTGCAAAAACTGGAATTGGTCGTGCGTTTTCTAAGTTAGCTTCTCTTGCACAAGCAAAAGAAACTATTGTAGACCCTGCTGCTTATGTTTTAAATACATATGGTGCAGGACAATCTTTAATAGCAAATGGTCATATGCTTAATCCTATAAATTATGCAAGAGCTTTGAAAGCAACTAAAACATGGGTTCAACAATTTGCAAAAAACGATCCGAAAGCAACTGAAATATTATCATTATTAAAAAGAAAGGGTGTCATTGATCAAGATGTTACTGGTGAAATGATTGTCCAGACTGCAAGAGATTTAAAAGGCAATACTTTATTTTCTAGAAGTATGGAAAAGTTTGGTAGAGCTTATGGTCAGCCTGATCTTTATGCTAAATTAGTAGCATTTGAAGCTGAAAGAGCATCTTTAAAATTTCAATTTCCTTTAAAAAAGTGGAATAGTACAGAAAAAGAATATAATACTTTTATAAATAATGAAGCTGTAGATCGTGTTAGAGATACAATGCCTACTTATGGAATAGCTTCACCAGCAGCAAGAAGATTTGCTAGAGTACCTCTTGCTGGTAACTATATATTATTTGCTACTGAATTAGTTAGAACAACTGCAAATGTAGCAAAGATTGCTAGTAAAGATTTTACTATGGGAATTGCTAATGGAAATCCTAGACAGGTAGCATCAGGATTAAGAAGACTTGCTGGATTAGGAACTGTAATAGCAGGTACAGATTATGGAGTTGATAAGCTAAGACAATATATGAATTACGATGATAATACATTAAAGGCTCTTCAAATAGTAGCTGCACCATATGCTAAAGGTTCTAAGGTTATTCCTCTAGCACCGCTTGTTATGGATGAAACAGCTAAACAAAAACTAACTAAAGAATCTGTAATGAAACAATTTCCTAGAGAAAACTGGGATCAAATTTCTAAAGAAAAACAGTTTAAAGGAAGTTATAATAAATTTATAACACAAGTGTTAAAGCAACAGAGAGAAAATTTTGTACCTTACATTAGAACAAGATTAGGAAACACTGCTTCATTTGATATGTTTGATTATATAAAAGCTCCTGTCAGATTAGTAATTGCTAAATTATTTGGTAATGGTCAAATGTCTGATGCTGAAATAGATAAAGCTTTTGAAACTGCTGCAAAAGGAATAGGAGGACCATTTCTTTCTCCTAAATTTTTAACACAACAAATTATGGGAACAATATTAGGAGTTGATCCTATAACAAAAAAATCTATTTATGATGAAGCTGCTGGTGCTACCAATAAAGAAAAGATTATGACAGCAGCAAAATCTTTGCTGACATCTTTTAAAGGAGGAGCAGCTAAAAGTGTTCTTGATTTTATGGATATAACTTCTTCTGAAGAATTGCTTGGTATAGGCAGAGGAGAAAACAAATCAGGACAGCCTTTAGATAAACAAGGTTTAATTTCTTACTTTGCTACTGGTAGTCAATTTCGCCCTTTAAATTTTAATAAGAGAATAGGATTAGATTTATCTTTAGATGTAAAAGCTATAGATAAAATAGGGTCTAACTTTCAACAAACTCTAAGAGATGAGAAAAGAACTATAAAAACTACAGGTGATGTAGATAAAATTGTAAAAGAATATGTAGAACTACAAGAACGTAAACGAACAGCTATGCAAAATTTATCTAAGAAAATAGATATATTTAAAAAAGTACCCTACATGAGAATTTATAAAGATAGAAAAGGAAATAAACAGACAGAACAAAAAGTATTAGGTATAACAGGTGTTGTTAAATCAGCAACAGATAATTTTCTTTATGATTTAAAACCTGAAATTATTACATCGTTAGTTAAACCTATTGTAGAAAATTCAGCAAGAGGTGTTTTTATACCAGATAATCCTATTACAAAAGACACTATAATGGCATTAAAAAGAAAAGGTTATTCTATGCCTTTAGTTACAGAACTTGTAAAAAAATTAGGTCAGGCTCAAGCTAGTTTAGCTAGAAGAAAACTATTTGATAAACCTGAAAGTGGTTCTAATAAATCTAATTTTTTTGACGATTAGATTTAATAAATATATTAAATAATAAGGAGAATAAGTAATGGATGGTTCAAGCCACATGATATGGAATGCTATACTGAGTCTTGCGTGTGGCTCGTTTATATGGTGGATGCGAGGTATCAATGTGAAGATAGAAGAGAATAGAAAACTGGTAAGCAGAACCAGAGAGGAAATTGCGAAAGAGTATGCACTCAAGGA